AGCAACCGCTGGAGAAATTGCCACCTCAACTAATGCAATTCAATGGACCTTAAGAACTACAGGTAACGTTACTAATATTATTAATTCACTTTTATATTCTACTGCCACTACTGAGTATTATTTAAACTGTCGTGCCGCTGGAGCAATTCAAACATCAACAGATGCAATTCAATGGACTTCAAGAACATCTGGTACTACAGCAGCACTTTATCAACTTCTTTATGGTAATGTTTATGTTGTTGCTGGTGCTAGTGGAGTTCTTAATACTTCAACTAATGGAATTCAATGGACTTTAAGAACTTCTGGAGTAGGTGCAACTAATATTTACGGATTATCTTATACTTCTAATACTTATATTGCTTCTGGTGCTTCTGGAACTTTAGCATATTCAACTGATGCAATTAATTGGAGATTGAGGACTTCAAATTTTTCTACTAGTACAATACAATCTTCAGTTTTTGGTAATGGACTTTTCGCAATTGGTGGTGGTTCAGGGATTTTATCTTCAGCATCATTAACTTCAGTATCATTTGCAGGAAATGGTGGAAATGGTACTCGTGGAGGTGGAGGAGGTGGAGGTGCATATTCATCAGAACTTAACAGATTTGGTGTTGGTGGTAATGGTGGTGATGGATATGTCAAGATTACCTGGTGGTAAAATGACTCTAAATATGGTACAATGAATTTACATTGACTTCGTTTTATGTCTCTGAATTATACAAATCAACCGAAAAATAATTTTAAAGGAAAAACAATCGCATTTTGTCTTCCAGGATTTTATTATTCTGGAACTTTTATGACCCAAATGATTCGATTATTATTTGATTTGAATCAAATGGGAATTAACTTTTACATTTCTCAACGTTATAGTTCTATGGTAAATTTTGCCAGAACTGATTGTTTAGAAGCGGATAATTTTGCAGGAACAATGTTAACTCCTTGGAGGGGGAATGTTCCTTATGATTACATTATGTGGATTGATAGTGATATTATTTTTAAAACTGAAGATTTAATGGAACTTTTAATGATGAATAAGGATGTTGCTACTGGTTGGTATGTGCAATCAAATGGAACTCCAATTTGCAATCAGTCCACTGTTGTCGAAAAAATGGACAAAGAACTTTTAATGTCTAAAGGTTCTTATCATTTTGAGACAATTGAAGAAATGGCAAGACGACCCGGACCATTTAAAGTTGATTACTGTGGATTTGGATGGGTTCTTATGAAAAAAGGTGTATTTGAAAAAATTCCTTATCCTTGGTTTGCTCCCAAAAAAGTTCAACTTATTAAGGATGATGGTACAATACTTGAGGATATGTGTTCTGAAGATGTTGCAATGTGTGAGGACTTAAGAAGTTATGGATTTGAAATTTGGTGTAATCCCAAGATTCGAGTCGGTCATCAAAAAATGGTAATTCTATAATTAAAAATATGTTAAATTATTCAAATAATGTTGAACCTACAAGACCACACTTCAATGTGGTAATTGCAACTCCAGGCAATCAATTGGAATCAGGATATGTAAAGTCATTACTTGGAACAATTCATGTTCTTCAGGCAAATAATATTTCTTGGTTGTTTCAGAATGAGTATGCATCTCTTGTAACAAATGCGAGAGAAGCAACGATTACTGGGTCCAAAAATTTAGAGGTATTTAATAGTAGTCCTGGCAAAGGTCAATATACTTACGATAAAATATTTTGTATTGATAGTGATATTGTTTGGAATCCAGAACATTTTATCAAACTATTACAATCAGATAAGGATTTAATTTCTGGTGTTTATTTTGAAGCACGGGGTGAAGACGCAATGATTCATAGAAGCAAAGATGATTATCGCCCAATGACTAGAGATGAAATTTCTAATCTAAATCAAATAGGAGAAGTTTTTCCAGTTTATGGTGTCGGTCTTGGTTTTATGTGCATCAAATCTGGTGTGTTTGAATCTCTCAAGAGACCTTGGTATGGACTAGGTAAAGTAATTCAAGAAGTTAATGGAGTAACCTATGAACTTCCATTGGGTGAAGATTTGTATTTCTGTGAGAGAGTCACGGAAAATGGATATAAGGTTTATGTAGATTCTTCAGTTGTTGTTGGACACATTAAGAGTAATATTGTATGTTAAATTACAAAAATGAAAAGAAAGTGAAAAAAACTATTGCCGTTTTTTATCACCTCTTCATTCCAGATACCAACAATATGTGGATTTGGTGGGTGGATGAACAAATGAGTTTATTGAAATCGGTTGGTCTTTCTGATAAAGCAACTGTCAATATGTGTATCACTCTTCCTCTTGGACTTTATAATTCTAAAACTGGTCATTCTTATGATCAAATGGTAACTAATTATATTAAAGATCGTTATCCATTTGTCAACATTATTGATATGAGGAATGTTGGAGAACAACCTAATCTTTACGAAGGGCAAACTCTCACAAAGATATATGAGCATTGCCAAGATGATGATGGTTATGTCTTTTATTTTCATAATAAGGGTATAAGTTCATACACAACTCATATTCCTGGTGCTCTTAAGGATTGGAGGCATTATATGCAATATTTCAATCTTGAGAAATGGGAAGAATGTATTGCTAAACTTGATGAAGGATATGATTGCTGTGGTGTTGATTGGGTAGAACGACACGATATTAAACTTGACTTTGTAGTTCAGCATTATGCAGGGAACTTCTGGTGGGCACGAAATGATTATATTCGCAAACTCAAACATCCCCTCAAGATTGAAGAGTATATGGATGTTGATGCGATGTTAAGAGAACTTCAAAATTATCGTTATTGTTTTGAACTTTGGATGGCAACTGGAATTCCAAATCAATATTGTTTTCATTATCGTCGTCATCATCAATATGATAACCAAGGACTTGAAAGATATTTTATTTACTATCCGAGAGAGATGTATGATGAGAGCATGAAGAGTGATGAAGAGAAGAGACGATATGGTAAAATCCACACTCTTACTGAAGTTGGTTCAATGGGAAACTTTAATTGGAGAGATCATAGAGACTTTGCAGACTGGTTAATTCGTAGAGTTGAACCAGACGTTGTTGTGGACTTAGGAGTTGATTACGGATATTCAACATTCTGTTTTGCTCTTCCAGAAATTGGTCATATCTATGGCATTGATAGTTTTGAGGGTGATGAACATGCAGGAATCAGAAATACTTATGATTATGTCTTAGAAAAACAAAGAGAATTGGAATTGAGTAATATTACATTTATTAGAGGATTTTTTGATGATGTAGTCCAAACATGGAATAAAGAAATTGATGTTCTTCATATTGATGGACTTCATACTTATGAAGCAGTTAAAAATGATTATGAAAAGTGGTCACCATTTGTGAAAGAAAATGGCATAATCTTATTGCACGACACAATGATTGAGAATTTTGGAGTTAAAGACTTCTTCAACGAAATTAAACTTCCAAAAACAAACTTCAAACATTGTAATGGATTAGGAGTTATAAGTAAGAATATAAATCTAATTCATGAAATTAATAAAAACTTTGAGGAGTTTATTCAATGAAATTTAATTTAGTAAGAATTGTTCCAGATAATGGATTTTATATCCATTCCAATGTGTTTCATGAAATTGAAGCATCAGTGTTTTTCTCATTACAAAGACTAGGATATGATGTAACAAATAGCATCAATACTTTTGAACCCGGAAGACGAAATATTGTTTTTGGAATGCACCATTGCCCAGTAGATGTTGTAAGACATGATATTCCAAAAGATACAATTATTTACTCTCTGGAACAAATGAGAGATCAACCAGAATGTGTTCGTTGGTGTCGTAAGTATCGTGGACTAGAAGTATGGGATTATTCGATGCGAAATGTTGATGTTCTACGTAAAGCAGGGGTAGAAAATATAAAGCATTGTAAGGTTGGTTATGTTCCAGAGATTTCATATTTTGAAAGAAACAAACCTGAAGATAGAGATATTGATATTCTTGCATATATGTCTCCATCTGCAAGAAGACTTCACATTATGGACCAATTTGCGAATAATAAAAAAATTAATTTTGTTTCTGTTCAATCTACTTATGGTGATGATAGAGACCAACTAATCAAAAGAGCAAAGTTAGTAATTAATTTACATAATCATGATAATCAAATCTTTGAAATTATTCGTGTATCACATTTAATCCAAAATAAAGTTCCTGTTCTCTGTGAAAGAAATGATACTACAGACTTTCCCGATTATATGGAAGGAACTGTATTCACTTCAACTTATAATCGTTTTGTGGATACTGCATATAAACTTCTTAAAAAACCTGAAGAACTTGATGCTCAGACAGAAAGAGGTCTAGAAATCTTTAAGAAATCGCCAATGGATAAATTTTTAGAAGAGGTTATTGAATGAAAGTTATTGACGGTTTTTCATTTTTTAATGAATTTGATATTCTAAAACTTCGTTTGGAATATCTTCGTGATATTGTTGATTATTTTGTTATATCCGAATGTAATTATACTCATTCTGGAGATACAAAACCATATTACCTAGACCAAATTTTAAATGAATTCGATGAGGTTTTGCGTGCAAAAATTATATCAGTTCATTATGAACCTGATATTACTAATTATGATTTTTCAAACAAAACTGAATGTGACTTTACATCTGGATTTTGGAAATTAGAAAGAGGGCAAAGAAATCATATATTGGAAGTTCTTAAAAACTTTTCCAAAAATGATTTGTTTATGTTAAGTGATGTTGACGAAATTCCATGTAAGGAGTTAGTTCAACATGTAAAACAAAATGGTCTCCCAGAAAATAATCTTGCTCTCGCAAAATGTCATAATCTTTATTATAATTTTGTAACATATGAGAACAGTACTTGGGGTGGGACAGTATTTACAAATATCGAAACAGCACTAGATAAGGGTGGGGATTTTTTAAGAAGTCACTCTTATGAATTTCCTTTCTTTGAAAATGGGGGTTGGCACTTTACATTTTTTGGTGGTATTTCTCAGATTCAAGATAAATTAGAATCTTATGCACATCAAGAATTCAATCGGGATGAGATCAAAAATGAAGAGAATCTTCTCAGTGCGATTCAAAATAAAAAAGATATTTTGAATCGCACACATGAAAACAAGCAATTCATTGCATATAATTTTCTAAATTACCCAGAGAATCTAAGAAATCTTATTGCACAAATATTTCCAAAGGAGTTTTATGAAATGACTGACAAAGTAACTACAAAACCTGAGTATCTTCACAATAATATGCCACCACTTCTAGAGGCATCTTTAAATCCAGATGGAACTGGTGGAACCGAGATTATGGGTCGTGCCTGGCAAGATTATGTTCTCCCTGCTGCTCCAGATCTTGCAGATTGGCACTGGTGTGTAATTCCAGGTGACAATATCATTGCACCAGACAACTCAAATATTGTGTGGTTACATCCTCATCATATGGAGGCAGGTCTAGAGCAATTGATGGACAAACAATTCCAGAAACACTTTAAGGCATATGTCTTTGTGTCTGATTGGCAGTATGAAAGATTCATGGAAAGATTTCAACTTCCAACGGAAAAGTGTCATGTACTTAAAAATGCAATTAAACCTTTTGAGATTCATGAAAAACCAAAAGGAAAGTTGCAGTTGATGTTCCATCCAAATCCAATTCGAGGTCTTGATATTCTTCTTGAAGCAATTAAGTTAATACCCGAAGAGGATTTTGATCTTCATATCTTTCATGAACTCGATCCAGATGAACGAAAGAAACAACATTTAGAAGGAATTCAAACTTATGAATATTCTCATGTTGGGCAACAAGAAGAAGAATTTCTTCGTTATTGTTTGAGATTAGCGAATAATGATAAGAGAATTGTTAGACATACTCGTACCAACAATTCAAAAGTAAGAGAGCAATTAATGAAAACTCATATCTTTGCTTATCCAGCATATTTCATGGAAACATCTTGCATTTGTATGATTGAGGCACTTGCTGCTGGATGTTCTGTTCTTTCGAGTAATCTTGCCGCTCTACCTGAAACTGGACTTGGATTTTCACGACATTATGGATTTATTCCAGATAGACAAAAACACATCGAAAGATTTGCAAGAGAATTGAAAAAGACAATTGTGGAATATCGTGAAGGTAAATTTGATAACTCATTACAAGTACAAGCAATTAATAAATACTACAATTGGGACACACGTATTGAACAGTGGGTCCAATTTTCCAAAGAACTATGGAGAAAAGGTTAAATGTCTACAAAAACAGTAACTATCACACTTCCTTTAAGTCATCTATATCATCTTACTGCAGATTCTGCAAATGATACGGGATATACAATTGAACAAATAACCGAAATGTTGAAGGAACATGGTCCTGCATATGAAATAGAAGCGACAATTACTACACCAGTTCCTGAAGTTTCTGAAGAAATTATAGAAACAACTGATGAAGAAATTATAGAATTGGTTGATGAAAATGATTATCAGATAGATGATATTTGATGTATAAAGGGTTTACACCCTCAAAAAATGATGCTATGATAGGAGGGTGGCACACAGTCATCCTCCTATTCTTATAAATTAATATAAATCCTATAATTACTATGAACTTTGCAGTATATACCAAAAATGATTGTAAATATTGTTATAAAATAAAACAAGTCTTAGATTTGACAGGAAGCAAGTACGTGGTGTATAATCTTGATGAGCACTTCACTAAAGATGAATTCTATTCTGAATTTGGAGAAGGTTCCACATTTCCACAAGTTATTTGCGATAATAAAAAGTTAGGTGGTTGCACTGACACGATCAAATTCCTCAAGGAACACCATGTCATCAAGACCTGAATACCTAAATAAAAAAGAAGATTATCGTAATCGTGGAGTTGAAGTTTTATTATATGGAGGTAAAACAAAACAAACTCAACCGTTTCGTATTATTCATAAGAAGATAGTTTCTTTATTTAAAAGGGAATTTACTATCTATTTTGAATTTTTTATTCAATCCAGGAAAAAATAGTTTCCCTCAGGAGAAAAAACATGTTAGCAGTTAGTTTAGTTTTTGGTTCCTTCTTGGCTATATTATATCTCATTATTGGTCTTGTGATTGGTTGGGTTACTAGAGAATACATGATGAACTATCAAGACAAACCAAAACTACATCCAGAATTTTTTGATGGTAATGGAAACGTAATTGCAGATGAAGTAGTTGCAGTAAGTTTTAATCCTGATTACTTTCTAGATGATGATATGGATGACGATGACGATGAATAACTAAATTGTAAATTATTTTTTTATATGACAACATCAGCAAAAAAGAAACCCGTAGCAGTAAAATCTAAAGCGGTTACAGCAAAACCTGTAGAACCTGTAATGAAAGATCTTCCAGCAAATCCGTTTGCATTTGAAGTTCTTCAACTGGCATCAAAACAAAGAACCAATGCAAAAAAAGTGGAAGTTCTACAAAAGTATGAACATCCATCACTTAAAGCAATTTTTATTTGGAACTTTGATGAAAGTGTAATTTCAGTTCTCCCCCCTGGAGAGGTTCCTTATTCTAGTGTGGGTGAACAGAATTCCTTTAGTGGTACTGTATCTGAAAAAATTGGAGATGCAGTTGCAAAAATGGGTGAACTTGGAAGCAATTCTTTAGGTTCACAAGATCAAGGATTCTCATCCATTCGTAAAGAATATGAGAGATTTTATAACTTTATTAAAGGTGGTAACGACAGTTTAAGTTCTCTTCGTAGAGAAACTATGTTTATTAATATTCTTCAGGGTCTTCATCCACTTGAAGCAGAAATTTTATGTCTTGTCAAAGATAAAAGACTAAGTGAAAAATATAAAATTACAATGGATATTGTTGCTCAAGCTTACCCTGATATTCAGTGGGGTGGACGTTCATAATTTTTTGGAGTTCATATAATGGGTAAAAAACTTGCAGAAAAACCGAAGATGGAAGATAAACCTAAATCAGACTCAAATCATTCTTGGACCGCACAAGAAAAGGAATTGTTTAAGTCTCAATATGGGTGTGAAATTTTAAAGCAAAATTGCACGTTAGAAGAAGCAAAGGATAAGAATGTTCCCAATGATGCTTATATTGTGACATATGAGATTAATGGTAAGATTCATTATGACTTGACTCGTTCAAGTAAGAGATCAAGTATTTTTGATATGTATTATGATAATTTAGGATCAGTTATTCGCAATATTGATTGGGGGTATGGAAGAATAAATCCTAAACTATGGGGATTTTCTAAACCTGAAAAAAAGAAAAGAAAAAGTTGATTGTTTAAACCTAGAGAAATCTCTAGGTTTTTTTTTCGATGACCCCTTGACAGATCGGGGGTCAGTGTAGTATATTCATTTTGAAGTCACGTGAGGTGAGAATGGATTTAGAAAAAGTGAAGTTGATTATTCGAAATATGGAACTTCTTTTAGATAATCTAAAGTCAGAAGTTTATAAGAATGAGATTAAACATCTAAAGATGGATGTATCACCCCCACTAATTACAGATTATGATGAAATTTTCGAGGACAGTGAACTATATGACTAGAGCGAGGGAACTTGTAAAGTTACTGGAGAAACTTACAAAACAAGATCATTTATATCCTGAAGAAAAACTTATTGAAATGAAAAAACAACTGCGAGTAGTAAAACAGGAACTCGCAGACCTAGAAGCAAAAACATCAAAAGGATTTGGAAAGAAATGACCGTAAAACTCATTAGTGTAACACCAGATGCAGAAAAAACAATGGCATTTATTGCACGAGTTTCTAACCCAAGTAATCAGAGTTCGGAGAACTATGCCAAGTTACTTGCTTATTGTATTAAGCATAATCATTGGTCAGTTTTTGAACAGTCTTCTATGACTCTTGCGATTGAAACAAACCGTGGTATTGCCGCACAGATTCTGCGTCATCGCAGTTTCACATTCCAAGAGTTTTCTCAGCGTTATGCAGATTCTTCCTTATTGGGTGATATTCCTGTACCTGATCTCCGCCGTCAGGATACCAAGAATCGTCAGAATTCTATTGATGATTTCTCCGAAGATATGAAAGAGGATCTTTGGTTGAAGATTAATGATCATTTTCAGGCATCTATGGAACTCTATAAGGAACTTCTTGATAAGGGGGTGGCAAAGGAGTGTGCTCGATTTGTATTGCCTCTGGCAACGCCCACACGCATCTATATGACGGGTTCTTGTCGTTCTTGGATCACTTATATTTCTCTTCGTGAAAAATCAGGAACTCAAAAGGAACATATGCAAATTGCAAAAGAATGTAAAAAAATTTTTGCAGAACAATTTCCATCTTGTTATGAAGCACTTGGCGGAGAAGCGGATTGGGTTATTTGATCTAAATTGACTTGGTGACACATTTCAGGTAAAATGGGGGAGGAAGAACCTTTTCTAGAAATGTAAATAAATATTTTTTTATATAATACTTTTGAAAAATGCCTTTATACCCCGTTAAAAACCTTAAAACAGGTGAAGAAAAAGAATTGAGTATGTCTATTGCTGATTATGACCAGTGGAGAAAAGATAATCCGGACTGGGATAAAGATTGGAGTAAAGGGTGCGCTGCCTCCCAGGAAGTCGGTGATTGGAGGAATAAATTAACCTCTAAACACCCTTCATGGAACGAAGTCTTGTCAAAAGCAAGCAAAATGCCGGGATCAACTGTAAAAAAACTCTAATATGGCAAGAAAAAGAAGGACGAATGATCAACCAATCGGTGTTGGTCTTACTACTCGTCAAGCGAAGCGTAAAAAAACAATTAGTTTAGATTACCTAATTGATATTGAACCTCTCACTGAAAATCAGAAGTTATTATACAATTATTACGATGAGGGAAAAAATATTTTCGCTCACGGTGTTCCAGGATCTGGTAAAACATTTATATTACTTTATAAAGCATTAAAAGAAGTTCTCGATGAAAGAACACCTTACGAAAAGATTTATATCGTAAGGTCATTGGTTCAAACAAGAGAAATTGGTTTTATGCCTGGTGATGAGGATCAGAAAAAAACTCTTTTCGAAATACCATATAAGAACATGGTAAAGTACATGTTTCAGATGCCTTCTGATGCCGACTTTGAAATGTTATATGGAAATCTAAAAGCACAAAATACAATTTCTTTTTGGTGTACTTCTTTTATTCGTGGTGTCACTCTTGACAATGCCATTGTTATCGTAGATGAAGCACAAAATCTTTCTAGTCATGAATCATTTTCAGTAATTTCAAGATGTGGTGAAGATACTAAAATTATGTTCGCGGGTGATATTGAGCAAAGTGATTTGATCAAGCAAAGTGAAAAGACTGGTATTATTGATTTTATTCGTGTAATTGAAGCAATGCCATCCTTTGAAAAAATTGAATTTGGTGTTGATGATATTGTTCGCTCAAACTTAGTTCGTGAATTTGTAATCGCTAAAAAATCATTAGGACTGTAATTTAATGTTTAATCATATTGATGTGATTCTTCCCAAACTGGAAAGAACAACTATAGATAATGTAAGATATTATTCAATTCCTGATGGAGACCAACTTCTTAAGATGGTCTCCATTACTTCAGTGACTAGTCATTTTAATAAAGAAATCTTTGTTAAATGGCGCAATAGAGTTGGTGAAGAAGAAGCAGATCGCATCACAAAAGCGGCAACAAGTCGTGGAACAGATATGCACTCTCTTGTAGAGAACTATCTTTATAATCGGGATCTTCCTTCTGTTCAACCTCTTTCAGACTTTCTTTTTAAGATCTCAAAACCAGAACTGAATAATATCAACAACATTCATTGCTTGGAAGGAGCATTGTTTAGCAAACATTTAGGTGTTGCTGGAACAACAGACTGTATTGCTGAATATAATGGAGAACTTGCTGTTATTGACTTTAAAACTTCCAAGAAACCAAAACCTAGAGACTGGATTGAAAATTACTTTGTTCAGGCAATGTTTTATGGTATGGCATACTATGAAATGACTGGAACTAGAATTAAAAAACTTGTCATTATCATGGCATGTGAAAATGGTGAATGTGTAGTATATGAGGAAAAAGACTTTGACAAATATATGAAACTAGTAGTTAAATATATTAAAAAATTTGTCAACGATCGTTTAGAACTTATGAGTGCTTGACGCCAGATGTTCAGTGTCCTATAATAAATAATTGTTCGTGATTTTATGAGAAATCCACTAGAAGCATTTTTAGATATCAAAATCGAATATATGGAACCGACAACTGAACTAGAACAAGTTATCGAGAGTAAATTTCTAACTCCAGTAAAGTTTGCTCAAGAAATTGAAAATCTTGTTGCATTAGAACAGGTAAATTACATTGAAGCAATTATAATGTATTGTGATATTCACAAACTAGAAGTAGAGTCTGTTGCAAAATTGGTAACGAAGACTCTTAAGGAACGTCTAAAAAATGATGCAATTAATCTCAACTTTATGAAACGAAGTTCGAAAGCGCGTTTACCATTTTGATGGAACCTTTTCAAGTTTTTTGCAATTATCTTGCACTTAAATCACATTTCACTAATCCAAAATACGATTATTTTAAATATAATAAAAAGGTTAGAGCATCATTAGACTCGTATCATAAACGCAGCGATAGATACTTTTTCGAAAAAGTATCTAGAAAATATAAAGACAAAGAAATTGTTGACTTTTTTGTTTCAAACTTTGTTTCCTCAAATAATTCAGGTAACTTATGGATTGGAGAAATTATCAATTCTGGAGAAAAAAATTACATCGAATGGATGAAACGTCAGCAAAGTTTGACGTACTTATTCAAGGAGCAATCAGCAGAATTGTTCTCTCAGACAAAATTAGACGATGCTTTGAGTTGTATCAAGGGTCATCCAGTAATACTCAAAAAGTATCTAAGCGGAAGTCTATACTTAGAAAACTTAGTCATTTACGACAAAATCTTAAATTTTTCAAAAGATTTTGATAAGAAACTTTTAGATCCAATTTGGGAAACTGTAAGTTTAAAAATTCACAAATACAAACCATTCATAAATATTGATGTGTTTCAATATAAAAAACTTTTGAGAGATATTGTTTATGAGTAATTTTTTTGATTCCGATATTATTCAAGAGGAATTGAATGAAATTCAAGAACTTCAGAATAAAATTTTAGATTTACCTTTATACAATCTGTTGAACTCTCGTGATCAAAGATTGAAGCACATCGATACATTGAGTTGCTTGCTAGAAAAGCAACGAATCATGTATACTCGACTGTCTCTGTCTGATGACCCTAAAGCAATTCAGATGAGAGAGAATATTCATACGTCAATGACTATGTTGGGATACCCATCAAACATTGACATGAATACTGTTTTTAGTAACATATCTAAGACCATCGATTACCTCAAGAGGACGCTTGACTTCTGAGCGAGTCTCTGGTATGATATCCAAGTAATCCAAACAAATCCAATTAATCTAAAAAAATCTTATGTCCAACTTTGCAAATCTTAAAAAGCAATCCAAACTTGGTTCTCTCACCGAAAAACTGGTGAAAGAAGTTGAGAAAATGAATAATTCTAATAGTACAACTGATGATCGTGTATGGAAACTATCCTGTGATAAATCCGGTAATGGATATGCAGTCATCCGCTTTCTTCCTACCCCTGATGGTGAGGATCTACCATTTGTGAAAGTCTATTCTCATGGATTCCAAGGTCCTGGTGGATGGTATCTAGAACTAAGTCGAACTACTATCGGTGAGAAAGATCCTCTAGGTGAGTATAATACACAACTTTGGAATAACGGTACTGATGCAGGTAAAGAGCAGGCAAGAAAGCAAAAGCGTAAACTAACTTATATTTCTAATATTTACGTTGTCAAAGATCCAGCAAATCCTGAAAATGAAGGTAAGAACTTTATTTTCAAGTATGGTAAGAAAATCTTCGATAAGATCACTGCTGCAATGCAACCAGAGTTTGAAGATGAAGAGGCTATTGATCCATTTGATTTCTGGACTGGTGCTAATTTCAAACTGAAAGCAAAGAATGTTGCTGGATATCGTAACTATGATTCAAGTGAATTCGCAGCACCATCAGCACTATTTGATGACGATGATGCACTTGAAGCACTCTGGAAGAAGGAATATTCTCTTCAGGAATTTGTTACTCCAGATAAGTTCAAGTCTTATGATGAACTAAAACGTCGTCTAGATCTTGTTCTTGGTACTAAGACTTCTAATCGTATTGATGAAGAAGTTGAAGATGAGGAAAACTACCGTGGTCCTACTCGTGAACTAGAATCTGAACTTCGTAATGAACTTAGCAATCTCAGTCCTTCAAGTTCCTATTCTGATGATGACGACGATGATTCAGATCTCTCATACTTCAAAAAACTAGCACTAGACGATTGATTAGGAACCCAACGCTCTAGTATTCTCAGTTCGAATTAATTTATCATTTACATACTGCGATGACTCACTATAGGTCATCGCTTTTTTAGTGTCTGTCAATACTTGTTGTAAGTATCTTGGTTTAAGAACGTAAATACTTCTCTTTTCATTGTTCTTTTGAATTTCATATTCATAATTGCTAATTCCAATTACAGGATTCGGAATGTTATAAACATCCACTCCGAGTGAAAGATCATTAGTGTAGACTTTACCATCATCGAAATACGAGATTTTAAAATCTGCATCTACGACTTTTCCTGCAGGTAAAATTAAACGATTTTGAGAATCTCTAATTTCAATAGTCTCATAGTGATGTATTGAATTTATATCTGCACCATAAAGTTCTTCAGAGTAATCATAAATCTGTCTATCTGAAAGAGGCCACTGATCTCTAACTCTAGTGATTCCAGCAGTGATTAAAACCACCCAATCATACTGACTACTACCATAAAGTTCTTCTGCAACTAAGTCTGGTCTTGTTCCATCAGATATTTGATACTTTTCAAAAATAGTAAAGACATTATTTAAATCATCTCTAAGTTTAACTCTACGAAATAAATTCTTTACTAAAAGATATTCATCTGAAGATTTTTTATCACTTAGAAATGATTGATATTCTAAATTTTGTAGTTCTCTAAAGTAGTACATTAGTATCCTGTTCCTGGAAGTTTGAATTGATTAATATCATCTCCATCCAAATAATCCTCACGATAAATTGGAGAAAGTTCTTGGAACTGTAAGGTTAATCTCATGTGAACTGGAGTAGCATCAGAATAAGATGCATATTGACCAGATCCATTATAATCAACATTCATTTGAACCAGAGCAGAGGGTTTAAATGTGTGTAGAAATGGATGTAATTCTCCTCCACTCATATACTCCAATTTAAATACATCTGGTGCCCCAACAAAAAGTCCTCCACCTGAAATATCTGTTCTGCCTTTTTTAGGAGTCATATGAACCTTAAAGGTTCGAATGATTTTTTTAATTCGTTCGGATTCCTCTCTTGATCTAGGAACTAAATCAAATGTAAAATTAAATGCAGGTCTCATGTTTACACCATTGAATAACAACTCAACATTCTGATTGAATGCTTGACCCGTTGCTCTAGAAACTATTTGAGTGATGTCACCTTGACCCATTACCGCTTTAATACCGGCAGCAGCAGTACCAGCGGCAAATGATTTTTGACCTTCCCCAGTTTTTATAAGTGATGCAACATTTCCTAAGGCACTCCCAATTGAATTTGCAACACTAGCAAGATATTGATCACTTAAAGCCCCATTATATGCTGCCCTCCCCAATGCAGCAGATGCTGGATCTAATGTCGCACTTCCCCAATCTGCACTACTATTATCTTGAATATTAGAAGGCATTGGAAGAATAATTGTAGCAATGGATGTTTTAATGCTTTCAGATTGTTTTAATACATCTTCTGTAGTTTTAAGTGCAAATGTTCCAGTATTTTGAAAACTCGGAGGTTTGTACTTAATAATCTGTATTTTAAAATAATCGTCTTGATTTCCTATTTGCTTAATAGGATATCGCAATATTTCTTGTGATGTATTTTTTTGTGGTGTAGTTGGCGTTCTCTCATTGAGTTTAATATTTTGAGATGCTAACTGATATCCGTCAACCATTTTTTTTAATTATTTATAGTTAGATTCTAACTTTTCTAGCATAAGGTACAGATCTTAGAGTTTGAACTTCTTTAGAGTTTAATTCAAACAAACCACTTAATAATCTATCTCCATCTTTGGTATTATATTGACGATATTTAGTCCAGTGAAAATTGAAAGCAGAGAATCCTCTTGGCAATATATTTTTAATTTTAACCAATGGATGACGATCGTATATGATTCCTGGAGTCACTGCATAATAAATGTACGTATAATACTTACCTGGAACTGGGAATGATCTTTCAGTATCTTTTGCGAGATTCATAATTTCATCCATAAGTTCTTCAGGTGTTTCTGTACCAAAAAGAGATTCTTTAAACTTAATGAATCTATTTGTGGTTGTCCAATTTACTGGATTTTTTGGATTTTTTCTTTTGTAATCACGATCATTTGAGATTAGACTAATTAATTGACTTTTTGTTAGTCTTTCATATCCACTAAGTCTTCCTTGACCAGTTGCCGTTGTGTAATAGATTGAATAATCTACAGCAATTTGTACTAATTCTTCCTTAGTATATTCAGATAATTTTTTCTCGTAACCAGTAAGTTTCATTTTAGTATTTTATATTTAATTCTTTTTCCGTGAGAATTTGAAATTCGTAACCATGATCCGCACACCACTCTCTTGCTGCATCCCATTTTGATTGATTTTTAGCATACATGTAAACCTCATTCAAATATTTTTGAGTTTGTCTTTTAGGTTTTGGTGGAAGTACGGTTTGCTTTTTAGGTTTAATTTCAATCATATATTTTTTAATTGTACCATCAGATTCTTTTTTCTTTATAAGAAAATCTGGATAATATCTATGTACTTTACCATCCATTGGTGAGCGATAGGGAATTGATTTTTCCTCAGAAGACCATTCTAAAATTTCATCACTTGTATCACAATACACCATATATTTTCTTTCCCATAAAGATCTGTATATCACATTAACAGGATCTCCTTTATATTTTTGTGGGTTCTTTGGTTTGTATTTACCTTTGTATGACATGACTAAATACTTAAACTAATAAACTCATAATAGGTATTTAGAGTGGCAAAACCACGTAGAATATCAGATATTAAACCTCTATTCACAAATCTTGCTCAGACCACACACTATGAAGTTAAATTTGGTGGATTGCCAACCGAATTAGTGTCATATCTAGGTAGTAAAGGAATTACTTCAAGATTCATTTCTGAAGATGCTGGACTTTTATGTTATAATGGCATCTTACCTACAACTCAATTATCAACTGTTGATGTGTCTGGTAATTATATTGGAATTACAGAAACTTTTGCACACAGAAGACAATTTCAAGATATTAGTTTTGATTTTTATGTTGATAAAAATTATAAAAGTTTAAAGTTCCTTGAACACTGGATGGAATTTATTTCAAGTGGTGCTTCTAATCCAATTGAAGGTAATAATCCTCCGATTAATAGTAACGTTGATGATGGATATTTCATTAGAATGCAATATCCCAAATATTATAAATCAAATAAAACAAAAATTGTAAAATTTGATCGTGATTACAATAAAGAAATTGAATATACATTCATAGGACTTTATCCGTATAATATTGCATCAATTCCAGTTTCATATGCTCAATCCGATGTATTAAAAATGTCTGTGACATTTAAGATTGATCGTTATGTAATCGGAAAGTCATTAAGTCTTGATATTATTCGAAATGAAGACAATAATAAAGATTTCAATCAACCTCAACCTCAACCTACACAACCTAGACAACCTCAACAATTATTAATACCTAGATCCCCTGGATCAATTCCTTCGAATGGAGTTGAAATGGTTCCGAGTGGTCAACCCCTATATGAATACTTATATGGTAAATCATCTAATAAATAATTCATAACTGATTTTGATTTAAAAATGCCATTACCTAGAGTTGTAACTCCACAGTATACCTTAGTTATTCCTTCACTTAAAAAAGAAATTAAATATAGACCATTTCTTGTAAAAGAAGAGAAAATTCTCATCATTGCACAAGAAAGTGAGGATCCAGAACAAATTGCAAATGCAGTTAAAACTGTAATCAATAACTGTATTTTAACTCGTGGAATCAAAATTGATCAATTAGCAACGTTTGATATAGAATATCTGTTCTTAAATATTCGAGGAAAATCTGTAGGGGAAAGTATTGAATTTTTATGTACTTGCCCAGACGACGAAGAAACCAAAGTTAAGGTCAATATTAATATTGATGAAATTCAAGTTCAAATTGATGAGAATCATTCCAGAGATATCAAGTTAGATGACAATCTTACATTAAGAATGAAGTATCCGTCTGTAAATGATTTCGTTAAGGCAAATTTCATTCAAAATCGGGATCTAAGTATAAATGAAACATTTGATTTAATTATCTCCTGTATTGAGCAAGTTTATAGTGAAAAAGAATCTTGGGCAGCATCAGATTGCACAAGAAAAGAACTTGAAGACTTTATTGAAGAACTAAGTCCTCAAAAGTTTAAAGAAATAGATAAATTCTTTAATACAATGCCAAAACTTTTACATACTTTTAATGTAAAAAATCCAAAGACTAAGGTTGAAAGTGAAGTTAAACTAGAGGGACTTCAAAGTTTTTTCGGTTGAGTATGATTCATGAAAATCTTGAATCATACTATAAGACAAATTTTTCCTTAATAAATGATTATAAATATTCGTTAGAGGATATTGGCAACCTGATCCCATGGGAAAGAGAGATTATTATTGCGTTGATTAAACAAAGAATCGAAGAAGAAGAGTTAAGAAACAACAATGGCTGAAATAGATCCCGAAAAAGTTGGAAGATCAGGAGTTGATCCAATTACGGGATCTGTTTTATCTAAGGAAGTTAGAGAAGTTTTATTAAAAAAATCCATTGTCAATTCATCTTTAATTAAAAGTGAACTTGCAACCATTGAAAATAAAAGATCCCAAGAGGAATTACAGAATTTAAGATCGATTCAGGGTCAAGAGCAAGCATTACTTGGATTCAATTCCAATATTCAAGATTTAAGACTTGGAATCAATAAACTGGGAACTGGTCTTTCTACAATTGCATTACTTTTACAACAAGATGGCGCAGAAGAAAGAAATCGTATTGAATCTGAGCAAGAAAATCAAAGAAGACTTACTGAAAGAAAAATTAGAATTGGAAAAGAAGACAAATTAGAACAACAAATACAAAACTCTATTTTAGAACCAGTTCAAAAATTAGTACCAAAAGTCCAAAATATTTTTGGTGGAATTGGAACTGCTCTTGGATTTTTGTTTGGTGGATGGTTAACAAATCAAGTTGTAAAAGGAATACAGGCATCTGAAGATAATAATACAAATTTATTCAATCAGGTTAAATTAAATATTCTTAAGAATATTGGAATTGCTTTTGGTGGATTATTTGCAATTCGTAAGGGATTTTCTCTTATCACAAATACGATTAAAGGTATAGCATCTGGACTAACAAGATTACTCGTTGTAAAACCATTAGTTGCAGCATCAATATTATTTGGTAATCTTTTAGGTGGTATTCGAAATGCAATACCAGGTTTACCCAATGCTCCAACAAATTCTCCAAGATCACCAAGTCCACCTAGTTCTGGTGGTGGATTTTTAAGTCTTATTGGTAAAATGATAACTGGTGCATCAGGAGCGATGAACTTTTTAAATGGTGAGAATATTGATACGATCTTATCTTTATTGACATTTGTGCCAGGTGGAGGAATTTTTAGAGGGATTCGAATTGCATCTGGTACAGTTTTTAGTTTAGATCAAATTGCTGAACTTCTAGGAAGTAATCTAACCGGGGCGGATCCAGAACTATTAAGAAAAAAACGAGAAGAATTAGAAAAGATAAAACGTGAGTCTTCTGGAACTCCTTCAGAATTACCTTCACCTGCAGCAACTTCTATAGCACCTGCAACTGGAACTCCTTCAGAATTACCTTCACCTGCAGCAACTTCTATAGCACCTGCAACTGCATCCACAACTCCTAGTAATACACAAAACTTAATCAATAATCAAACTGCGACTCCTCTTCAACAACCTAATATGTCGAGTGTGGGAGTTACTGACTCAATTAGTATTAGTCAACTTCAATCTCAATCTCAACCCGAAAAACCAACTACACCTCTTGCACAAATATCAGTTCCACCTCAAGACACACAAAAAATTGGACAATTACCTCCACCAAAACCTGAACTAACAATAATTAAAACTGCAAATTCAGTTCAACCACAAGAAACTTCAACATCATCAATTGGATCATTGACAGATGTTCCTTTGATAAACTCTTCAAATCCAGATAATTTTTATGTACTATATTCCCAATTAAGTTATAATGTGGTAATTTAAGATGTCACTAATCTCAGACACTTTTAGAAGATCGTCAAATAGTATTGATAATATCTCTAAATCTTTAGGATTAACGAGAAGAAGTGTTTCAAGTGTAAATGATTCAGTTGAAAATATTTCAAAAATCATTTCAACTAATACAAAAAATAAAAGAATCTTAACTGAGAGATCAAATTTATTGATTTCAAGACGAGAAGAGGCGTCAAGAAGACAAGAATTAGAAGATAAAACAGAATATAGAAAAGTATCCACAAACACTAGAAGTGGATTATCCTTTGCAAATAAGGGTCAAGGTGGACCTTTGAGTCGTTTAATTAGTTTTCTGGGATTTACAACTGCAGGTTGGATTATTGAAAATCTTCCAACTTGGATGTTCATGGGTGAAGAATTTATATCTAGAATTAAATCTTTTGGATCTTCCATGTATAACATGATTGGAAATATGAACTATACTATGAATCTTTTCGGTGAAACTCTACAAAATTCATTGAACGCAATAATTCGTTTAGATTTTAATAGTTTTTCAGGTGAAGGTAATGTTACAAAAACATTTGAAGAATTCAACAATTCAATACAAGATTTAGGGGATAAACTCTCAGATACATTTAAATTATTTACAACTCCTTTAACACAATCTTTAACAACTGGTGAACGAGCACCAGAATTAGATGAAGTGAGACCTGATAGTTTATATACTCCAAGTTCTGGTGGACCTACTACATCTGGAATTGGAACAAAAGAACAACAGGCACTATTAAAAACAATTCGATATGCTGAAGGTACTGCAGGACCAACTGGATATAGTATGTTTTTTGGTGACAGATATGGTCAAGCAAAGTATGGAGATATTACAAAATTAACTGCTAATGAAGTTGAAGAATTAGTAACAAAATTCTTAAACGATCCACAATCAAGATTTGATGGTGGGCAATCAGCGGCAGTTGGTGCATATCAAATTATTAACATTACACTAAAAGCAAGATCATTGGGCATGAATATGAATCGAAAATTTGATCAAAGTTTTCAGGATGAGATGGCAATTAAACTTGCTGAGAGTAGAGGTGTTACTGCCGAGGTTTTAAGGCGAGAAGGTATGAGTGACAGAGTTATTAAACTTCTGTCTCCAGAATGGGCACCATTTCCAGGTAATAATTATAATCAACCAACCAAAAAAATACAAGATTTAAAATCTGAGTATCAAAAATATTTAAATCAAGTTAATACATCAAATTCACAAAGACAACCAACAGGAATTAGTGGATATAAGGTCACCAACGATGGTAGAAATATTACAAATTATAAGCAATTGCCACCTCATTCTAAAGGAACCAGAACTACTTATGGTGGAAATAGATTGAAAGTAGATTTTACTCTTTTTAAAGGCGGACAATTTTTAAATATTCCTGTACCATCTCCAGTTGATGGCACAGTAAATTTTGCAGGATATGCTGGAAACGGTGGAAATTGGGTTGAAATTCAATCTCAACGCGGATTAGTCGAACTTGGGCATTTCAATTCATTAAAAGTTCGTCAAGGTGATAAAGTATCCATTGGTACAATTTTGGGATTACAAGGTCATAGTGGAAGAACAGTTCCTTCTGGAGTTGAGGGTACTCACGTTCACATTCAAGCACCAGATGATGTAATTAAAGATTATATTTCTTTATTGGTATCTGGGAGAATGCCATCTGGTGCAATTGAACAGCAAGCACAAATTACACCTCAACCAAGAACACCAGTATCTGAAGAAATTAGATCTGAACGAAAAGGACCTCAAATTGTAGTAATTGATGATACTCCACCTCCACTACCACCACCGCCACAATTGTCTTATCCAGTATCTCAAGTGCAGTCATCACCATCAATGATTCATGAATCTAAAGTGTTAAATAATTTCATCAAAAATAAACTTCTTCTCGATTTAGTGTACGTATAATGTCAATTAAAAAGTCTATATATGAAGAAATTATTATAGAATCTAATGATCTTTCTAGGACGATTGATCTTATAGGCGCTACAATTCTATTTGAGTATTATGAAGATATTTTTTCACCTACAATCACTGCAAAAATTAAGATTGTTAATAATGGAAATGTAATTTCTCCAGTAGATAATCCAGATGGAGATAAACAATCCATTTATAATGGTTTACCTCTTAGAGGAGGTGAAAGAATTTCACTAAAAATTGCTGGAAATTCATCAACAAATCCTGGATTAGATTTCTCAAAAAAATCTTCAGACTATTTTTACGTGTCCAGTATAACTGATGTAATATCAGAAACTAACAGAGAATCTTTCACATTACATTTAGTTTCAAGAGAGGCAATTACAAATGAGACTGAAAGAATTTCCAAAAAATTTCCTACATCATTAAGAATCAGTGATTCTGTAGATAAAATACTCAAAGAAAATTTAAAGACTTCTAAAATTGGTACCATTGACATATCATCTAATAAATATGGATTCATTGGAAATATGAGAAAACCTTTTACAGTTTTGATTTGGTTGGCATCAAAAGCAGTCTCAGAGAAATCAAATAATTCTTCCGCTGGATTTTTATTTTATCAAACAAAGGATGGATTTCAATTTAGATCATTAAATGATTTAATGATTCAATCACCAAAAGCAGTCTATACATACACGGAATCTCAAGATTCTTATGATGAAAGTGGAAAAAAGATTAATAATAATTTCAAAATTTTAAATTACTATACGGATAAAAATCAAAATTTGATTGAAAAACTTCGTCTAGGAACATATTCAAGTCATAGGATGTTTTTTAATCCGCTAAACTTTACATTCTCAAGACCAGAAGATGGTATATTTAAACAGTCAGATTATGTAAATAAAACAAAAAATTTAGGTGGAAGATTCAAACTTCCTCTAATATCTGACGAGTCAGATAAAACTCTAGGTGATATACCATCAAGAATCATTACTGCAGTTTTAGATATTGGGACGATGGATAAAGATGTGTCAACTGATTTGAATTCTGATCCAAAATTATATCAATCTCAGTCTCTGATGAAATATAACACGATGTTCACTCAATCCATAAATATTATAGTACCCTCAAATACAAATTTGAGAGCAGGTGATATTATAGAGTGTAATTTTCCTAAGATTACTCAATCTCAAGCAAAGGAAATTGATAAAGAGCAAAGTGGTTTTTATATGATTAAGGAGTTATGTCATCATTTTAGCGTTGAAAGTTCATATACTTCTATGAAACTAATTCGAGATACCTTTGGTATTAATAATGAGGAGAGAGTGTCATAAATGTTAGATCAATCATTAATTCAAAGTCATTTTATAGGTAGAGACGGATTTAGATGGTGGATTGGGCAAATTCCACCACTTGAATCTATGGGTAAACAAATTGATGGTCAAGGTTGGGGTAATAGATTCAAAGTAAGAATTCTTGGTTATCATCCATACAGTGAGGTAGATTTACCAAATGAAGACCTACCATGGGCACAATGTTTAATTCCAACGACTGCTGGATCTGGTGCCGCAAATGTTTCTACTGGAGTTCAACTTCAACAAGGAGATATTGTTTTAGGTTTCTTTTTAGATGGAGATAATGCACAGATTCCAGTAATTCTTGCAACATTCGGAAGAACTGATCAAGTTCCATCTACAGATTATAGATATCCTTTTGATGGATTCACAGGTTTTTCTAACCCAATCAAGAAAAATTCAAAAACAACATCAACTTCAGAATCAAATGAAGTAAAAGAAAATTCTCAGAGATCACCTGAAAGTATTTCAGAAGAACAAGCAAAACAAAGATCAATTGAAACTAAACAACAAATTATTTCGGAAAATGGTGCAATTGGAAATTTAATTCCTTTGGCAAATACAGTTAAGAATACTCAACTTGATAAAATCAAATCCACTGTACAAAATTTAATTCGAAAACTTAAAAAATATCAAGGTGACATTGAAAAAATTAAAAATGATATTAGACGAGCAGCAGATAGTATAGTTACTTTATGTAATGATTTTATTGGAGGAATTTTTGAGTATTTAATCTACGGAGATGAGGAATTTAAAGGTTTAATAGGATTACTAAAAGAAGGTTTAAGTCTTTTATACAATTTAGTTTATGGTCAAGTTCTTGCTGCAACTGGAAATCCAATAGCAGCAGAAGCTGCTGGAATTGCAGCGCAAACTGCAATGGTTTTACCTGTAAGAGAATTGGAAGAATCTTTCTCATGCATTGTTGGATCTGTTCTGAATGAACTTAAAGGAATTGTATCCGATCTTTTATATTCAGTTTTAGATAATGTAGATCGTTTTGTTAGTTGTGCTGCAGATCAATTTGCTGGTACTTTATTGAACTCAATTATTGGATCTATTGAACTATTCATGAATGGACCTTTAAATGGAATTGAAAAAATTCTACAATTTTTTAGTGATTTTAATTTAGGTAATATTTTGAGAGAAGGTATTGGATTATTATCAGAGTTTGGAGTCGGATTTGGTTGTAATCAAGATCTTTCCAATTTTAAGGGTTTAGTTAATGAGTGGAAAATTGGTTCTGGTCCTTCAGGATCAACTTCAACTTTAGTTGGATCAATGGTCAATACTTATAATTCAATTAAAGGTATTGCTGACATTGTAAATTCTGGAGTGAATATTAAAGATGTTCAGGAGTGTTTTACAGACTCTCTGCAGTATGCAAGTCCACCTGTAATTAATATCTTTGGTGGATTAGGATCTGGGTGTACTGCTATTCCTATTTTTGGTAATCTTATTCAACGTTCTGACGATAAAATTACTGCAAGTATTATAGGAGTTCAAGTTACAAATTCTGGAACTGGGTATAAATATCCACCCTTTATAGAAATTATAGATGATAATGATCAGGGTTACGGTGCCATTGCTAGATCAGTTTTAAATCAAAAAGGAGAAGTTGAATCAATTTACATTGTATCTGAAGGTGAAAATTATTCAGTTGGAAATATTGAAGAATATTCAGTTCTCAATGTTCTCATTGAGGATGGTGGTGCTGATTATAAAGATGCTATTGTCACAGATAACTTAGGTAATACTTATGATTATCAAATTGTTGATGGTAGAATTGATCGAGTAATACCTCTAAATAACATTGTAGAAAGTCTTCCAATTCTTAATGTTGCATCAAATACTGGTTCGGGTGCAATATTGAGACCTGTTTTAGGATCACCTAAATTCAGTGGAGATATTCAAACTTCAATCGATTGCCCAATCTAATACGATGGAAAGAGATAAAAATATTTTTAAGCGTCAACTTATCAGTTTCAATCCTAACTTTAGAATTGATACTGCAAATCCTCAGATGGGTTTAACTGGAACTGATGTTTATAAAATTTATGGTGTAACTGATAATGGAGATAATCAATCATCCATTTCTTTAAGTAGTGGTGGATTATTTTCAATTTACAATGATCATACAATTCAAATATCAGGTGGAACTAAAAACGATTCTGGAAGAGAAGATGTTGTTATTATTGGAAATAATGGAAATGTATCCGTTTCTGCAAATGGAATGGTGAGAATTTATGCAACTAATATTATGATAGAAGCAGAAGAAGATATACACTTTAAAGCAGGAAGAAATATTAATTTAAAAAGTGGATCCGGTCGCATTATGTTGGACGGACAAAAAATTGATTTTAAAGGAATTAGTGGAAATTTGATATCATCTCTTGGTTTAGATTTTACAAAGAAAGTATTTGAGGGAAGTCACGTAGGAATTTCAGATATTAATTCTATAGTAGGTAAAGTCTTCGGATCTATTATTGATACTGTTGTTGATGCAGTAGTATAATTTTTAAAGACCCCTTGACACCCGCCCTCAAATGTCCTATAATACCGGAGTAAACCCCGAACCCTCTTTGAATGAGTGATGAAAGTGAATATCCCCTTGGACTCATAATTGACCTATGTTCTCGGTCATTTCTTCTTTTGGGTGACCAAGGAAGTAGACGTATGCTTGAGTGTGATACAATTGATGAATTTATGAATGTTTTACAATTCGCAACCAGTAGTCTAGATCCTTGTCAAATTCAATATTTGGATATTGCAACATGTTCTAAATAAAACATTAATATGGAAGTATTTACAGTGAAAGAATTTCAAGATCGTTTTGATGAACTTGTTAATCGAGTTGAAAATGGTGAGAATATCGGAATTGTGGATGAAAATGGTCGAGCAGCAGTCATGTTACCTGCTGATGATGAGTTGATGAGACTTTACGTTGATACCAACAACGAAGCACCTTGAAAAACTCAACCAAATCTGATATAATGATTTGGTTTTCAACCACATTTGGCGAAATTGGTAAACGCGGAAGTCTCAAAAACTTCTCCTTCGGGGTTCCAGTTCGAGTCTGGAAATGTGGATCATAATAAAAAAAGTGGGAGCAGAAATGCTCCCTTTTTAGTATCAAAATAAATATAAGATGTCAGACAAACTCCGATGTCGTATAAGATCACAAAGGGTTATTGTTGGTACAACGAAGGAACTCAAATAGTTCTTATGTACTTTATTAATTCATCTCCATTTACATTTGATGAATTACCTGAAGGTCACTTATATGATCAGGACCTTTGTAGAGAAGCGGATAAGAATCGAACATTTGAACCAGAAGACTTATATGTCTCTTCATCTTATCTTATTGTAGAGGAAGTACATCCTTGTTTCTTTGATGTTGAGATTGAGAATCCAGAGGATTTACCAGAAGATCTTGAAGTCTATTACAACTAAATATAACATAATAGGTATGTCAAAATAAGAACATGACCCTCAATAAGTTAGAAAATTTCATTCGTTCAACTGATGGTCGCATTATCTTTGTTAATCCAAGCGATATTAATGCAACGGATGCAATTACAAATGATGGTACTAGTTTAATAACTCCTTTTAAAACTGTACAAAGGGCGCTAATAGAGTCAGCGAGATTTTCCTATCAAAAGGGTAATAATAACGACTTAATTGAAAAAACTACAATTCTTCTTTTCCCAGGTGAGCATGTTATTGACAACAGACCTGGATATGCAATTTATTCTGATGGTAGTGATGCAAAAGTTTTACCTAGAGGTTCAACTGGAACTGGTGTTTTAGCATCATCAGTTCTTTCACTTAGTTTAGATTCTAATTTTGATTTAACTCAAGAAGATAATATTCTCTATAAGTTTAATAGTTATTATGGAGGTATTGTAGTCCCAAGAGGAACTTCAATCGTTAGTCTTGATCTCAGAAAAACAAAGATTCGTCCAAAATACGTTCCAAATCCAACTGACGATTCAATTGATAAGTCAGCAATTTTTAGAATTACAGGTTCATGTTATTTCTGGCAATTTTCCATTTTTGATGCAGACCCAAGTGATTTAGTTTACACAAATCCAAATAATTTTAGTTCAATCTATCAGGCAACACCTAATTTTTCACATCATAAACTAACTTGCTTTGAATTCTGTGATGGTGTAAATAAAATCACATTACCAAATGATGTCGCAACAGGTCTTACTGATCTGGATATGTATTATAGTAAGGTATCAAATGCTTATAATGCATATAGGGAAATTGATCAAAAGTTCCCATCAGAAACTTTAGGATTTGCAAAGAGAAATCCAGAATGGGAAATTGTAGGTGCATTTGCAACAGATCCAATTAAAATTTCATCTATCATTTCTGGTAATGGTTCAACTGCAAGTGCCTTAGTTACTGTAACCACAGAGAAATCTCATGGATTAAATGTAGGTACTCCCATTAAAGTTCGTGGAGTTTCTGGAAGTGGTGTAACTCAACCTTATAATATTTCAACAACCGTACAAAATGTAATTTCATCTACATCATTTACTTATCTATTACCAGATTTCCAATCCTACATCACACTTAATCCAAATCCAAGTTCAGCATCTGCAACAGTTACGATTGAGACTGATACAGTTAGTGGTTCATCCCCATATATTTTCAATTGCTCATTGCGTTCAGTATGGGGTATGAATGGTCTTCATGCAGACGGTAGTAAAGCATCAGGATTCCGAAGCACTGTTGTAGCACAGTTTACTGCAATTTCATTACAAAAAGATGATAGAGCATTTGTAAAATACGATGCTGAAACCAGAACCTATCAAAAAATTGATTATACTACTGTAAATGGAAGCGCATTACCTTCCGGTGCTTCTCAAACAGATTCAAATAAAGTTTATCACTTAGATCCTGAAGCAATTTATCGTAGTGGTTGGGAAACCAGTCATATTAAATTCTCAAACGATGCATTTATTCAAATCGTTTCAGTCTTTGCGATTGGTTTTAATAAGCATTTTGATGCCGAGTCAGGTGGAGATGCATCTATCACCAACTCAAACTCTAACTTTGGTCAAATTTCATTAAATTCAACAGGATTCAAAAAAACTGCATTTGATAAAGATAATACAGCATTTATTACATCAGTTATTCCACCAAGAGCAATTATTCAAAGTGAAGATGATATTGAATGGTTGTCATTAAATGTTGGACTCACAACTCAGATTGGTATTTCAAGTCATCTTTATCTTTATGGATTTAATTCTATAGATAATGCCCCATCAACTCTAACTCAAGGATATAGAATTGGTGCAAGACAAAATGATAAATTATATGTAAAATTAGGTGCTGGTACAAGCGAAGCATCAATCTACATGTGTGACAATATTATTAGTGCTTCTGGACTGACAACTGCATTGGGTTCAACAAGTTCCATAAAGTCACATCGAGTTACATCAGGTCCAACTTCAAATTCATTTACGATTGGTGTAAATAATCTTCTTACTGGAGAGAAAGTTAAAGTCATTAGTGATGATGGAGATCTTCCAGAAAATATTAATGCTCATGAGTCTTATTATGTCATTAATAATGGTGACAATAATACAGTTAAATTGGCATCTACTTATACTAATGCAATTCAAACTCAACCAATCAATGTATACGGTGGAACAAATCTTACAATTTTAAGTCGGGTATCTGATAAAGAGTCTGGAGATCTTGGTTCCCCAATTCAATTTGACTCTCAAAATAAGAATTGGTTTATTCATGTAAATTCAAACAATCAGATCTACAATGCTTTTGCATCTGGGGGAACTGCAACTTATGGTACAACCACAGAACTTGCTTATGTTAAAAGAATCTCAGATGAAAGAAGTTTAGATGAAAAGATCTATAAGTTAAGAGTTGTTATACCAAAAGAAACATTAAATGGTAAAGATCCCGAATCAGGATTTATTCTTCAAGAATCCAGTACAACTGGAGTCAAAAATAGTTCTGAATTTACAAGATCTACTATTGATTCATCTGACTTTAATTCATATTTCAAAAATCCAAGATTTATTTCAACCTGTTCAGAAAGTTCAGGAACTGTAACAGTAATCTCTGAACTTCCTCATAATCTTCAAATTGGAGAAATTGTAATTCTTCGTAATATCAAGAGTTCCACAAATACAACTGGAACCGATGACCTAGGTTATAATGGACGTTTTACTGTTACTAATGTTGTAGATTCTCATACATTTAGATATTCAACTACAGATGTAACTGGAATCACACATAGCGTTGGAACATTTACTGATACCACTGCAACGAGAGATGAAAATCTACCTAGATTTGAGAGAAATGATTGGCAGGCAAATCTCTATGTCTATCGAAATGAAGTTATTTCTCCATATATTTACAATCAACAAGATGGAATTTATCATGTTTATGTTTTAAATTCAAATAATTCCATCACCAATCACTTCACTAATCTTAAGTATAGTCAACCTCCCACTGATCTGTATCCACAACTCGATAGAGACAATGTTGATGCAAACCCACCTTCTACAAAGACTTTTGCTAAACGTTTCCCTATTGGTGAAGTTGTTACAAACGATCTTAAAAAGAGTATTACTAGAGAATCAGTAGATCTTGTGATGAAGGAAATTGGAATTGGTTTAACCATTTCCACTGTATCCTCAACTTCAGGAATTGCTACTATTTCATTCTCAAGATTCCATGGTTTATCTGGAATAGTAACTGGAAGTATTACTCCTGGTGCTTCATATAACAATGGAACTTATTATAATGTAAAACTTTTAAATGGTTCTCAAACTGGAACTTGGAATGGTGCAACAGCAAAGGTAGTCGTGTCTGCAGGTATTGTGACTTCCGCCGATATCATGTCTTCAGGTTCTGGATACACTTCAACTGCATTATATTTTGATCAAACCAGAATTGGATCTGGAGATGGATCTGCGAGATATACAATTACTACAGCAGGTATTTCAACAAATATTGGTGATGTAATTCAGATCACTGGATCTGGTACAACATCCGATGGATATTATAGAGTTACATCTATTCCATCATCAACATCAGTAGCAATTGCTAAAACATCAGGTGATCCTACAATTACTACAAGTCAATATGGATTGATAATTGGACCTTCATCAAAAATTCAATCTATAACTCCATATGATTCTGCAACTGGTATTTCAACATTCTATACGACAGATACTCATGGTCTTTTGGCGGGTAATTCTTTTAGAGTAATTGATTCCAATAATAATAATCTTGGAGATTATATTGTAAATTCTAAACTAGGTATTACATCATTTACAGCAGTTACAAATAAAACTCTATCTGCAACTGATGGATATATTCTAAAGCATGGTCTCTCATCAAATGAAGCAATTTCTGATAATCGTTCCGAAAATCTTGGAACTCGTCAAGTCACCTTCTATGATAATGAAACATTTAAACTTACAACTGCAATTACAACTGAAACAACAATTAATATTACGAGTTCTGGAATTGGAACGGAACAAAGACTTCCATTAGGATCTTATCTACAAATTGATAATGAGATCATACGAGTCACAAGTACTAACAATTCAACATCAGCAACTGTTCTTCGCGGTGTTTTAGGAACACGCCAAGAATCTCATGATATTAACTCACTAATTCGCAAAATTAATCCAATTGCAATTGAGTTTCGTAGACCATCTATCATTCGTGCATCAGGTCACACCTTTGAGTATCTTGGATATGGTCCAGGTAATTATTCAACTGGTCTACCTCAAGTTCAAGTAAGAACTCTAAATGATAAGGAAAACTTCTTGGCAAATTCACAAGAACGTTCCTGTGGTGTTGTTGTTTATACTGGTATGGACAACTCTGGAGATTTCTATAATGGTAATACTAAGACATCTGCGACCAGCGGTGAAGTTATTTCTTATGACATTCCAAATCCAACTGTAACTGGAGATAGATCAAATAAGTTAAGCGTAGTCTTTGATGAAGTTACAATTAAAGAAAGATTATTAGTTGAAGGTGGAGAATCTGGTCAAGTACTATCACAATTTGATGGTCCTGTTACATTTAACAAAGATATTCGAGCAAAGTCTCAATCCACATTTAATGATAAGGTTAGAATTATTAGTACGAGTTCAGATTCACTTTCTGTTACTGGGGGTTCAACTTTCAATGGAGAAGTTGT